GGTAAGTAATAATCAGGACCTAGTTCTGGGTCATCTGTTTCTCTTTCTTTAAACCGCTTAATGTTCCATCCGTTTGCATTCAATGCTTCCGCATACTCATGGTCTTTGATTAATACCGCAAAAGTTCTTTCTCCACCTCTAGAGTTAAACTTTGTTGGAGCTCCTGAGAAGTTTCTAAATAACAACTTAGCTCCTTCAATAATAATATCATCAACGATTGGTCTTTCCATTTTCAATTTCCTCCTTCTTTCTTAAAATGGTAATTCGTCACTTTTAATACTTGGTAACATTCTCTCATATGGTGGAATATCACAAGTAACAAATTCTTCAAAACTTCCAAACTCCTCGATGGTCTCAACGGCCCCATCGACAAGTTTTCTATAGTAATCTAAATCAATATCATCTTGTTTATTTAAAGTGGCAACCATTTCTGATTCCATCCACTCATAACCCTTAGCACCAGTGACACTAGCAAATCTATCTGGAATCTTAGACTTCATCTTTTCTTCGTCAGTCAGTTTATTCCATTTATCCATTGCCACCAAATATTGATCCCCTTTATCTCGAACTAGTTCTCCACCGCCAGTTCCTTTCTTCATTGGACATAATAACCCAACTTTTCCGATAAACTGCATAACCTTATTAGTTGGGTCACTAGGGTTTGGCATAGCCAAATACATATCTGTTCTAACTGCCTTTATTTCGCATAGGTCATCAAACTCAATTGGCTCTTTGCTAAATAACGTCTTGTAAACATATGGCACTTGGAATTGAAGACCAGTAGCATGCCATTTATTATCATAGTCCTGAGCAATATAAACAGCCTTGTTAACTAAGCAAATCTTCTTAAACTCATCTTCGACTTCAAACGTATACCCATACTTCTTACCATAATCGCCAATAAAGTTAGCAATATAGTCATCTGGGTTTAGTACCTTAATAGAGTCAGTCTTAATATGGATAACTTTATATCCTTTAGCTTCCACCTCTTCTTTAAGATTAATCATAAATAATGCACCGCGCTTAGCAACAATATTATCAATATTTCTAAAGTCTCTAAATGGGTTGTCAAAATGAGCAGATGTCAATCCATATATAGAGTTGATGGCAGTCTTTAATGCAGTTGCCACACCTTTGGCTGACGCATCATCAGTAATATATGGTAATAGCTTTCCATCAAATAATGACTTAAGCTTATTATATTCTTTATGCTTAATATGAATACGTGCGTTAACCAAATCCTCAAGAACCTTTGTGTACTTTTCTCCAAATATTTTCATCGCTATCATACTATGTGGATGCATTGACGCTACGTCAAATACTTTACAAGGTCCATACATTCCTGGGTCAGCCCAAACAAATCCACCTTCTCCAACTTCATATCCCTTATAGGTACTAACCCCATTCTTGAATTCATATCCAGGAAAGAAGTCGCTAAGATCTGTATATAAGAAATCTTTCTGGGCTGTCTTATCATCACCAAATATCAACTTGGCTGTTAAACTGTTTGTAGAGTCATTTAAAGTACCTCCAGAAATTGCAGCCAGCATTTCTCTAGCTGAGAAGTCTGTATGCTCTAGATAGTCAAATACCGCTTCAGTAGCCATTACGTCATTTCCACAATACTCGGCAGCCTTCTCCCATTTCTCTCTAGGTAATGGTTGGTCCCAAGGGAATCCTAATTCTTGGTGATGAATCTTCAACTTAACTTCCCACTTCTTAAGACTCATCTTATTAGTTGCAGACGCAAAATCATAAATATCTGTGTATGATATGTTATACGCCTTTGAAAACAACCCGCCTGGTTTATTGTTAATAATTTTATCAGATACCTCATATACTTCTTCTGGACTATATCCGAGCATGATTGCATATAGGATATGGTTATCGTATCTACGATTATTAAACCCGACTAGTTTACCAGTACATAAAGACTGAATGAATTCTGGTTCTGGGTTGAACACTTTAACAAGTTGTCTGTCAGCCCCTCTATACTTATAACACAGAATATTGACATTCTTAAACACCTCCAGGTCAAAGAATATAATTGGTGAATTCTTTTCAGACTCTGGATATTCCAAAGGCTTATCCTCAATAATATCATCCGATTTGAATTTCATCTTATTAACTTTGCGAATACAAGCAGTAGCCTGATGAGTTGACTCAGCAGCAAATGCTAATACCGCATTCTTCATATTACTTACATCATAATGTAATCGGTCATTATCAGCTATTTCTAACACATGTCCAATAAAGTCAATGCTAGGTGCTGTATTTGGGAACACCTCACGGTTCAATCCTTTCTTAATTAAGGACCGAAGATGCTTTTCATTTTCAATCCCTTTAAAATTAATCACTTTATCATCTCCTTTCAATGGTAATCCGGAGTTGATAGTTGCAATAATAATATCATTACAAATGCTTAACTTTCTTCTTAATGCCGAATTACCCGTATATACTTTCACTTCAATTTCATCATCATATACTCTTGATAATTTAGAAACATCACCATCATAGATATAGTGTAAATGAATACCAGCTCCAGACTTACTTACCTCAGCATATGTCTTAGGGAATTTTGAAGCAGCAATGAGGTTCGCTTTAAAATCCTTCTCGCCCTTCTCATTCTTAATATCAAAATCAATAACAATATGGTTCTCAGGAATCTTAACATAATGAAGCTTATGGGTATCTATTTGAGATAACACCATATTATTGTTCTCCCACTTACGTTTAGGAAAACCTTCTTCATTTGCTAATTGTGCTGGGTATGACTTAGCAACTAGGTCAAATATCGACGGCTGTTCTTTCATGTCTAACCAAGTAATTATTTCATTATTCTTACTAGCTGAGTCATACTTACTAGTATCGGTTTTATTAACCATATCATCCATAGCAATAATACCAAGTTTTGAATAATTCAATTCATTAAACCAGTTCTTATAAATTTCACCATCAATTTTAATCTGTTCAGTAAACTTCTTAAAATATGTTCTAAGCTCATCTCGGAACTTATACTTAGGAACAACATTCTTAAAGTTAAATTCTTCAGTGTACTCTTTGTAAACTTCATAAGCTCTCTTAAGTGTTACACCATCTTTAAATTGTTCCCAGTTATCATATACAAAGTTATAGAAAGGATTAGTTCTAGCCAACATATCAAACGGTTTATAATCGTCATAGAAATGCTTACCCCTAGAGTTATAAACATCCAAGCAATGCTTGGCAATTGCTCCTAATTCAAAATCAATCTTACCATACATATCCAAATATTCGCCAATACTCCAACGTTCATTCGTTGGCTGAATAATGATGAGACGTCTCATTAAACCACTTCTATTATCTGTAATCTGTATTGGGTGATTGGTTCCCATAAATAACATACAGTTTGCTTTTGCTACATATGGTGATTTAAACTTAGCATTAACTCTCATTTCTTCATGCGAAATAATACTATTCAATTTTGAATTGTCTTCAATTCTAGATAAATCGCCATCTTCTTGAATAGCCAGTAATGGATCATTCTCAAAGAAGTCCATTGCGAACGAATCTCCAGAACCGCCAAGCGACTTAGCATCAAATACTGAGTAGTATCCGTCAAATAACTTTTTGATAATATCAAGCACAGTTGATTTACCAGAACCAGGATCTCCGTAGAATACAAAAAACTTCTGAATTGATTTGCTATCACCGGCAATTATTGATCCGATAGCCCATTCAAACTTAGCTCTTTCTTCCACAGAATATAATCGAGACACAAGTCTATCATAATTTTCAATAGACCCATCTTCTAATGGATAGGGTAATTTCTTACTAGCATAGTCGGTCTTCTTCGCATCCATGTTTGAAAATATAACTTTCTGGTCAAGTGGCTTAAAATTATCAATAGATTCTTTAACCCATTTTTTATACTTAGACCACATACCATCATTATAGTTATTCATATACTTGACGTGAATGGCTGAAGATGTTCGCATACTATTATAGTATTCTTTAAGATCTCGATCTATAAATCTGCCAACATCTCGTTCGTCTTTTGACCATAACTTAGTTTCTTCGTTATACAATGCATAGAATGCTCTACCTCTAAACATGATATCTTTACTAGAATATGATGCAAAATTAGGTAAAACTTCTACTTTTCCCTTACCAACAGATGTCTCAACTATAGTATAAAAGTCCATTCATATAACCTCCTTTCCATCTAAAAATTAACAATTAATTATGTGCGGTACCAAACTTGACGTTTTTTAGGCACTTTTAACTTATATAAACAAAATCAATACTTATAGGGTTATAGAGCCTTAAGTTTGGTACTTTGGTACCTTTTTACCTATTTTTACTTATTTTTCTATAAAAATAGTATAAAATAGTATAAAAATAGGTGTTTTTGAGCAAAAATAGCCGTTTTTTACCCAAAAAATGCCCTTTTTCGAGCACGTAAAAGTACCAAACTTGGTACCAAACTTCAAATAAGTTTGGTACTTTTGGTCTAAGTTTGGTACCGCAAGCCCAAAAATTATGTAAAAATGACCTGCATGAGTACCAAAGTTTGTTACTTTTGACCTAAGTTTGGTACCGTTTTTACGCGTTTTTAGTAAAAAATATGAAAATTAATCTCGTCTATTCCAGTCGGTATCTTTGAAATGAATCAAAACATCTCCTGTCATTGAGTACAATGGAGAACATCCACCATCATTATAGCAGATATAGTTAACCCCAGTAGCCGTATCTACCACTAAATTATATCCTTTTGCCTCCGAATATGTAATATTTCCAGTCTTATCTGTGTGTTTAATCATAAATCGACCATCATTATGGTCTTCCCACTTAGGATTTGTATTAGGCTTACTAGATACTACACAAAATGCCATTACAACAACCACACCAGCTGCTAAACTAACTAATAAATCTCTTACAACTTTAAATTTATTTCTAATATCTTCAACTTTGTTATTCATAATATTCTCCTTTATCTATAATATCCTAAATAAGAAACCTTATACCCAACAGTTAAACAAGGTCTTCCACCTACTCCAATGATATTATTAGGGACTAAAGCAGTATCGTAGCGTACATTTAACTTACCGTCCTTAATATCCCAACCGAAATCATCACCTTGACTTACACGTGGCAAATCCAATGCCAAATAGAAGTCATTTAACGTAACTTGTACTTCTGTTCCATTCAACAATTTCTCGTTCATGACAGTTACTGCATTACGAATAACCATTGGGTCGCTGTAGAAATATCGACCGGTGAACTCATCAAAGCATAGACTACTACCACGCTTAGTATCGACAATCATACTCTCAACCGGTGGGTTAGAAGCAATAACTTTCTCATGTGTTTCAGAGCGAATCATCTCTTCTTTCTTCTCTCCAACCTTCTCTTTTACAACATTACGATACTCATCGAATGCCTTCTCGCTTAAAGTATAGGCAGATAATAACGCAGCTTGCTTAGTAGCATTAACATTATGTGCTAACAAGATACTTGCAATAGTCAATGAGCCACTTACAATGGCTGGAGCATACACAGGTAATACTCTTTTTGCATAACCCCATGTAGATTGCATACCGGTTAATGGTTCTTCACTACGTAACTGGTCTCTCTTCTCATCAGCAATAAGATCTAATGCTGTAGGTGTAGCCTTAGCAGCTAATACTGCTGTGGAAATAACACCAACAACTGATGTAACTGTAAGAATAACAGGACTATTAGCCTTAACAAATGTACTAACCGTTCCTAATGGTTTAACTAAGAAATCTGGTAACATTAATAATCAGCTCCTTCCTCTACTCCACTCGGGATAAATTCTCCATCCTCAAGCATAACTTCTAGATATGCCCCTACTAGTTTATTCTTGATAAATAACGCTGGCAGGTCTGCATAACAACCATCTAACAGGTTCTCTGTAATATCGTGGCCTAGATAGTGCACCTCATCTAAGATATCATCAGTCTCATCGTCAATTAACGTCTGAGATCCTCTGAACCAAGTTAGATTAATCTTTGGATAACCATATTCATTATCGCTGGCCATAACATAGCTCTCTTCATCAATCAGATGAATATCGTCAGACTCGTCATACTCTTCTTCATTAGGTGAAATATCATCGCCGTCTTCGTGTTTATCTTCATCCATTTCGGAATATTCATCAGAAACGCGCTCAAAATACTCCTCGGCTGTCTCTCCATCCTGCACACTTGGTAAATATCCACTACCGTCTAGGAGGTCACCATAGTGCTTTTTAAAGATAGTTTGAGCAATACGGTCCTTCTCTTCATCGTGTGGCAGAATACGCTTAATTTCGGCCTTAGAATCGCTCTCAGAGGGTTCTGTGTGGTCTAGATGGGCGTTTTCTCCATTTACCTCGTAGAATTCCTTTAAATCATGTTTTAAGTCCTCAATATCTTGCTTGTGGATCTTGTCGTAGTATGTCTTAGCAGAGTACCAGCCAATACCAACACCGGCGGCAGTGCATCCTACTAGAGCTAAAATACTTTTAATATTCATATAATCTCCTTTCAATTGTTAATTACTTTCTGTTTCTAGATCGTAACTTAATTCCGCTTTGAATGTTCCAAGAAGCTCTGGTTCAACAATGTGCTTAATTCGATATGTATCACATACTTGCTTCTCTATACGACATCCCTCGGCAGTCATCCAATACTTGTCAAAGATTGCCAAATCTGCTTGCGAGAGTAACTTGATTGAAGCCCCTAAATATAATGGAGCCACATCAATCACATTATTGTTTTGTAACTCTTCTGTATATACAGGATTTAAGCTGTCAATTAGTTCACAATCTTCACCAAGATATGCAGAAGCTAGTTTGAACAAATATTGTATTCTTTCCTTAATTTCATACTCTTCCTTGCCGCGCATTGGAGTCGACACAAAAATCTTCTTAGTCATAATCTAAATATCCTCTTTCTATTAATATGCTTTCATAAGATCCGCTACCATAGAGGTCTGGGTAATCGTAAATATCACTTATACCCCTACCCCCAGGTGCATTCAAATCCGTCAGTCAGATCTTGTCGTAAATAACACCATCTACATTGAAGTCAATGATGACAGACTTCTCAGCGTTATTAATGAATGCAGACTTAGCTTCCTTTGTCTTGTCATTGATGTCAAATAATCCGAAGTCAACATAGTCATCACCGTTACCTAATACCCAACCAACAACTGAACCTGCTGATGTGTGGTCGTATCCAAGCTGGTCATATACTTCATTTAAGAATAAATGCCCTTGTGCCTTTAGCTTGTTATTGCACCATGCTTCAGCTTGACGTAAGAAGTATTTGTTGATTTCAGGACTATCAGACCAGTTAGGGTTCATTTCATCAAATAGACGAGAATAATCAGAATAGTCAGATAACTTCTTAACAGCTTCATCGGAAACAACTTTCTGAGTTTCTTTCTTACCAGTTTCCTTGCTCTTAACAGATTCTTCCTTTACACCGTAACGTAACTCGTTATCGACATCTTCTCCAAATCGTTCCTTAACATTAGCACGATAGTCTTCGAAGTTCTTCTGAACAATGTTATATGCCGCTACTAATGCTAAGTTACGTCCTGCCAAGATCTTATGAGAATATAGGATACTAGCGATGGATAATGCACCTAATGCAATAGCTGGTGCATAGTTTCTAACAACATTCACACCTGTCTGGAATGTGATTAAAATCTTGTCTTGGTTGTACATACGTTCTGTGTATTCACGGCTTAATGTAGATGTACCATTAACAACCTTTAAACGCTCTTCTTTGCAAATATCTAACTTCTTAGACCCTTCTTTAATAATACTATCTAGGTTAGATGTTTCCTTACAAGCCACTACAGCTGCAGTAACTCCTGTAACAATGCCAACACCTAATAAGATTTCTGGTGAATACTTTGATGCTAATAGTTTAGTTCTTGATGCTACCTGTGATGCCTTTGCAATTAAGTTTTCAAATGCCATATTTTTATTCCTCCTTAGTTTTTAATATTTTTTCCAATTTGTACATATAGAGATTCAATTAGATGGTTTGTCAATTCTTCTAAGAAACCTCTTCTATGGTCTTCTTTAACATCTCTATATATTGGTGTAGTTAGTGCATATCTAGAATGTACACTAAGTCCTTCAATTATCTCGCAACTAGCTGTAATATAAAGTGTGTAATCGTCATTACCACAAATTCTATCATATTCAATCCTCCATATAATAGAATTAGCCAAAGGGCCTTGGTTTATTTTTTCATTTAGTAATTCCTCAATGATGGTGCCTATCTCTGACACCTCAGTCGGAACATCCGGATTGCTGCTCGCTCTTAGACATTTCAGCTGAATCTTGTACTTTTGTCTTTCTTCGTTTTTTTCCTTCTGTTGCAGCTTTTCTGTCATCACTTTCCTCCTTTTGCTTTCTTTCTAACCAACTTACATTTGTGTCAATTAGGAAACGTGTATTAAACATTATTGTTTTAATCGTTTCTGAAACATTATCCTCATAATAAACAAATCTAGTAGAATATGTCGTCAAATCGTATGCATTATCTGGAACGTCTGTTGGCTTCCAATACTTGCATAGTATGGTGTAAGAACTATCCTCATGTGAATACAGTTCCCAAGTGATTGGCATACTAAATCGGTCTCGACTTATGTTTGAGGCATACTTTGAAAAGATATAAATGACATAATCCTCTTCTGATGTTGGCTTAAACAGTTTGGCCTCAACCGTCTCAGTCATCATATCAGGTCTGTCATTTATCGAACGAGAATATATCAGTTTACTCATGACTTATCTTCTTTCTTAGCCTTGTATGCTCCGTAAACCATTAGTTGAAGCTTTTGTAAGATGCATAATGGCTTACTACACATAGGAGCCTTGAAAATATCATAAGATCTGTGTTCTCCATCAATGTCTAAACTAACACCGATTACAACAGTCTTTTGCTCTGGTTCATAAGAGATAGCTCTAACAATCCAATTACCGTATTCTTTCAACTTCTTGGTGCCTAATGAAGAAAACACGCCAGTCATGATGTATTTCTTAATAATATCAGACACTTTCTCAAGCTGCCAGTTGTATGAAATAACACCACGTTTTGTAAAAGGTGCCGTTTTAGTTTCTCTATCAATAGAGTATAGTATATCAGTACGCATAAATACCTCCTATCATTCAATTAATGTAACACGAGGCATAATGAGTACATATCCTTCACGTACTCGTTGTACATCGGCTCCTCGTAAATCAGTCCAACCATATTTAACATCTGTATATTGTGATGAACGTCCGATTAAGTCACATAAATCAGCTACAGATGCAGCCTTGTATTTACTAACAATTTCCTTTAGTGTATCCAACACCATTTCCGCGTCAGCACGTGACTGGAATACAAATTCATCTAAGTCATAGTTGTCTCGGTTTCGCTGACTAATACTGGTTTGTCTGGATGAGAATGTGCCATATCCAGTATATCCAGATAGTCCTCCAACCATTGTTGTATTACCCGTAGACGTTCCTCGTTGAGGTCTGTTTCTTGTTCTACCATATAACATCATATCAACAGAGTTACCAACGATATCAGAAATAACGTTCTTAATCGCTGGAATGATGACATCCCATAAGATATATGTCTTGACATTACTAACCTCATCCTCAAAGAACTTCTCAGCAAATTTCTTAGTTGCTGACTTCTCCTTAGTTGTCACTTCACTCGTGATAATCTTTTGAGGTCTACGTTCCTCAGCTTCCTTCTTCTTTTGCTTATCTCGATTACTGTTACCTACTAGTCCAGTAGTATCAATAAGTGTTTTGGTTTCTGTATCAATATTTACTTGTGCCATTCAAAGCTCCTTTCTAAAAAGTTAAGAGGACCTGTTTAGTCCTCTTTCTCGTCGGATAGACCCGCAATTTCGTTATAAGCGTCAATATACGAATCAATCATAATACCCCATTGATCACCTGCATAATTGGCAATGCCATTAGATAGTCCAAGTGTTCCCGCTAGTCCACAGAATTTCATGAATTTACCAACGTTGGCATATCTCATTAAAATTCCTCCAGTGGTTCCAACTAAGAAACCAACTCCAATCTTTGCTGATGTTCCAATTGCAAACTTTGCAACGGCTACTCCTTTTGATTCTTTATTGATCTTTTTCATATAAGATCCTCCTTTCATTATAGAACGTGTTTTATTCACGATTTAGATTTTCAATTTTAATACCAAGAGTTACTGTTTCTTCTAGTAAATCTCTTATGTTGAATTTGTTTCTTACAAATATGTTATTTTTATCATCGTCATACCACATATCATGTTTAATAAGACCATCTGTGGCTCTATATATTTTATATCCGAACATTTATTTATCTCCTTCCAAGCTTTCTAAGTAAGCTAATTCAAACTCTAAATATTGCTTAGCCTTACGTAAATCTTCTAACTTCTTTCCATGCCCCTTACGTCCAGCTCTTGAAATATACTTAACCACATTACCAAGATTGAAGTTCAGTTCCCAATCTCGGATAACATCCTTTGGTTCATACTGTCTTCCAGAAACATAATGCTTCGGATTTGAAATATTATCAACACTCATAAAATTAATTATTCTCCTTACCGATTAATATAGTAATATTGTGCGGGATTCTTAATTCATATTTATCGTCACTAACTTGTACTAAGTATGTATCTACATTTTTGGCTAGATATCGAAATGAATGTGGACCATTATTTTTCAAATATTCAAAATCTTTACCGAGCCCATAGATGTCCATTGTTATACGTTTAGCAGAGTCGATGATATCTGGGTTGTGTTGAACAATATCTAGATGATTTGATCTTAATGCAGCATCATTTTTCATTTCAGATAATAGTAATATAAACACATAATACTTTGCATCTGATAAATTACGAATTTCAGGAATCCGATTAAGTGAATGGTACTCTGGCATATTAATTGTTGGCATATTCTTTCTCCCTCCTTAACAATAGTAGTGCTTATAATAATCCTCAGCCTGATAATAAACAAAGTCGTAGTTCTTTTCTAACATTTTTAGTATATGTTTACCTTTGTTCTTATTCTTTATATTCTTTAGATTTATAGTTATATGCTGAAAATAACCTAAATCGTCGTGAACGATTCCAGTGATAATCGGGTGAGTGGATTTGCGTTCAAGCTCGATTGATGTGCAATGACGTCCGCTATTATCCAACAAATGTAAAGCCATGAACATATTAAAGGCCTCAATGATTTTCTTCTCGATAGAAGTCATATTCTTTGAATTGCTAACATATTTCAAAGAAATAGAAGATTTGGCACTAGTATTCTCATATGTAATACACTTATCAACCGCATTATAAAAGTTATTCATAAAATCTTGGTGTGCAAGCCACTTATTTTTAACTTGAATCTTCCGCATTTTATTGAAGATCATTTTTCCTAAACCATTAACCTGATCTACTGGAAATCTAATTAAGGTTTCACAAATATTTTGTTGGTTAATTATATCTACTACAAAGCTATCATTTACTAATAAAATATCAATTACATAACCATTAACGTCATCACGTCTATCTGGTGTTAAAACTTCCGATATCGATGAGCGAGCCTTTTCATCTAAAACTTTATCTCCGGTTGGGTGGTACATAATATATGAATTAAACGGACTTTCGTACACGGTTTCAGTTTTAATAAATGATTCTGTGTGGTAGTATTTCCTATTTTCATAAATAAGTTGTAAATTATAAATCATATATCATAACCTTCCTTTCTTAACTAAAGCTTTCAATTTCTAAATTAAGACATTGAATTATCTTCTTCTCCATTGCATAATAAGACTCCTTATCAGATTGTCTTGTCAAATATTGATCTGTATCTCTATCAAGTAATGTTACATCATTATGAAGAATCTTAACATTCCAGTTAAAAGTCCTTCCAATTCTAATGCAAATTATCTTAATATTACGACTATACAGCTTAACATTCGAAGAAATGACTTTTGGGATAACTCCACTAATCATTATTTCATCAATCATTGTAAACTTCTTGAATTTATTACTGTATATAGTACATGGAATATCGTTTATTGTTTTACTGTTAATTAGCATAAATCCTCTATCAGCTCAGAATATCGATTCTTTATAGCACTTGGAATTCCATGGTCTTTTGCTTTGCATTTAAATCCGAAGGAATCGGAATATACCTCATCTTTAAATACATCAATTCTCCATGACATATGATTCTCTTTAGTTAGCGCAAATCTATATCTAGTTAGTTCATGGTTGAAACATTTATTCTTTACCATTGTGTCCAGGATTAGTCTGTGAAAATCAGCTATCATGATTAAGTCATTTACTGATAAATTGCTGTCAACTTGCTTGAATACTAATGTATTATTTTTGCAATACAACACGTTACACATTAGTCTGTCTTTATCTTGTCTCATTTGAACACATCATTATCTTCAACGATATTTAATCCCTCGACGTATGGTTCATCACAAGATTCGATTGGGTCCAAACCAAGTTCCTGTCGTTTGTGATTTGGAGTAGTTCCAACAGCTTCTTGTTGAATAATATGTCTATCAATTTCAGCTCTAGTAATTCGATTATGCAATCTCCAAGTCTCCTCAGCAATTCGTAAATAATCGTCGTTAATCTTATTTGGGATATACTTAATAATTTCTTTAACTTCATCTAGATCGTCCTTTTCTTCTACTAGCGATTCAATTGTATTTAACTTAGACACCAACTCTTTAATTAGATCTAATGTTTTAAAATCTCTATTAAGATTTTCGCATCTTCCTACATATAAGTCCTTGCTGTTCTCTCTTACTTGAATAATAGTAAATATATTTAGAGCAATTATAATTACCCCAATAATCAATAATAAAATATTCATATAATCTCCTTTCAAATATTACTTTGTTCTTTTTATTAAAATGTATAAAATAATAGTATCAAATACCATCTGTAAAAATAGAGCAATAAAAATAAGACTAAATAAGGTTTCCATAGTCCTGTTTCTTCTTTCCGATACTCATTTTTATTTTTTTCATATACTATCCTCCTCTGATTTAATATCTGGTAACACTACTGGCATAAACTCTGGAAATATGAACTTATAAGAAAACCCATTATTTTCAGATACATTGTTAAATGTTACTATTTTGAACCACTTCATATCGTTTGGCATGATATAGTACTGATTGGCTGGCAACGAAAGTATATCGTCATACTCGTTTGGTCTTAGCCCAACTGATACTAATACATCGGATAATGAAACTAGCTGATTACTATTCAACAATCTCATCATGTCCCATACATCACTATACCCATTACTACGAACAATCAATGAATCTGTTCCATGCAGTACTACTTCTATATTATTCATACTCTTTTATCACCTTACAGATTAGTCGTATAGATGCACCTAATTGATATCTCTCTGCTTTATCACTATCAATTTGTTCTAGATTAGCATAAATATTGTCAATTGTCTTTCTCTTTAGTTCCATCAATGATAGTTTAACTCTTCCTGATGTTCCTAATAAAGACATTGCATGGTATTCCTTTAAATCACTAATTAGGTCATTTATTAATCCAATTTTAAATAAAATATCCGATTTTGTTGTAACTTTTGTCATATATTCTCCTTTCGATGTAGGCTTTTACGTTAAAGTTCATTCTTAATGATTTTACAAGTCACTAATAAAGCCTCGGTGCAAACGATTCCTTTTAATGTGATAACTAGTTCGATATCAAACATTTCTAAGGCGTATTTCAAAAATACTAATCCTAGTCCGGTTAAAAATGTTAACCACATAACCTTAACTACAAACGCAATAAATAATGTTCCTACTGTTGTTTTCATATAATCTCCTCCTTTAGAAATTTTCTATAATATAAGCGTTTAACTGATTCCATAAAGGTACCTCACGTTGGTCTTCGTATGGTTCTCTTAACGGAAACAATCCGCCTTGTCCAGTTCTATCATATTCTCTGCTTAACCATGTAAATATCGTTCTACTAACAAGTTCTTCGTTCCATTCTGAATCTGTGAAATATAGTAGTCCAATATTATCTAAAAACATCCAGAACCATACTGGTACTCTATTGCCCATATCTGGGTCGTACATGATCTGGTTTTCGCATTTCAAGGCCAATGCAATCAATACTTCTAAAACTGACACATCTAAATTGAATATAGTATTAAATGGAAGAGCCGATGTTTTGTTGTCTAAATATACATATCGTAAATCTAGTCCATCTTTTATTCGACTCTCATCTAATTCTACGTTGTTGCTTACATAAAATGGGGTATTATATAGATACCTTAATAGTTTAGTATGGTCATCTATTCTATCATCGTTAATACCCTCTAATAGCCATTCATAATATAGATCGACCATATATCACACTTTCTATGCAATAATTAGCGCTACAATAAATGACGCTAATAATAGTGCAAGCATGAACTTAATAGCTAATATAATCGGTGTCAGTATAATTCCGAATAATCCTAGAATAATACTGATCATAACCGAAAGCATAAATAAAATCAACCACACTAAACATGTTAGAAAAATAACAAATCCTACAAACATCATAAATATATCCTCCTTCTTATATTGTTTGAGAAAAGCTAAGAGAGCCTGTTTAGCTCTCATTAACTTTAAAGTTAGCCTTCTACTTCTTCAGATTCTTCGTCAGCATCCTTAACATCAGATGCAAATTCTGGAATAATTACATCCTTCTTGTGGAACTTATCCCATAGCTTCTTACCTGCTGTGCATACTAATGCTCCAGCTGATACAACCGCTGCCCCAATAAGTACCTTCTTGTTAGTTAGAATAGTAACTAATTTGTTTCCTTCCTTTGCAATAACCTCAGTTCCTTCTGCTGCCTTTTCAATAATTTCTTCTGTCATATTCTTGACCTCCTTTTCATTATACGACGTGCTTTATACGCGATTCTATAACTTATTCTTTTGATGCTCATAATTCCTTCGTTTTTTGTTATTTTGAAACTCTATTTTCATCGGTGTTTGAGCTCTTTTAATTATGTTCATCTTAGCAACTTCCTCTTTAAATTTCTTATATTTA